CTGGCCAGACGTCAGGATCCCACTCCGCCGACCAGACCGCGATCCGCACCGGGTCCATCACCCCGGGGCGCTCGATGAGGGCCGAAAGCATCCGCCGGATGTCGTCATCGCGGCGGACGCGGCTTTCACGGAGCACCGCCCACATGCGCTCGCCGGTCCAGTTCCGCGGCCGCTCATTCACCGGCTTCAGCGGGTCCTCGGCATCCGTGTCGATGACCTGCATCAGGGTGTGCTCCCCCTCCGGCGTGCAGTAGTCGATCGCGAGCGTCGTCACCTCCGGACGTATGGCGCGCTCTTCGTAGCTCCAGGCGAGCGTATGGCGCGGTGCGGCAGCGGCCTGACGCTCCGCGTCGCTGAGGTAGAACGTCTTCACCGGATCGCCCGCGTCATCGGAGGGATGGTACATGCGGAAGACCCACCGGTTCCCGCGCGGGCGCTCCTGGAAGCTGTAGCCGAAGAGCGACTCGATCCGCTCCAGCCAGTACTCCACCGTCTGACCGGCCTCCACCGGGCAAACGGGCGAGCCGCGCGTCCCGGACGGCATCTTCAGACCGGAGAGGTCCGGCAGCTCGATGTCCTGATCCTCCGTGGCACCGATCAGCCCGAGCAGGTAGCGCACCACCTCCTCCAGGTCCTCCCCGTCGAAGGGTCCGTGCGCGGGCATCTGCGTGGTCCGGGCCCGCAGCGCGAGCACCCCCTCCAGCTGCCAGCTTGCGCGCCGTGCCTGCGTGTTGTGCCCGAAGGTGCGGGCCGGGTCATTGGCAAACCCCAGGAACACGGGCACTTCCCCCGCGCGGATCCGTACCAGGCGGTTGTGCAGCAGGGCGGTGCCGCCGTAGTTCTCGCCGCTTCGAAGCTCAAGGGCGCCGGCGGCCCCCCGGCGCCCGTCCGAGAAGCGCAGCTCGAGGCCCGCCACGTCGTCCGTCACGTCCAGTGGCGCGCCCCTCCGCTGGACGCCCTCGCCGGGCATTCGGATCCGCACGCCGTAGATTGTAGGCGTCCAGCCGGGCCGCCCGTCCGGATTCTGCCCCGGCTCGGTGCCGGAGAGCATCACGTACTTGATGCGGTAGGCGCGCTTCTGCCCGTCCCAGGTGATGCCGGAATCGCTTTCTGCCTCGATGCAGGCTGCCAGCACGCCGCAGCCAGAAGGCACGTCCCATTCGTCCAGCCCGATCTCCGGCGCCTGCGACGGGCGCGGAGCAACCGGCAGGTAGCGCACCGGGGTGACGAACTCGACCGGATCCGCCGGGAACACCGCCGGCATCGCTAGCGCCATGCCCTGGCACAGCGGGAATTGAATCTTCAGCGGCCCGGCGGCATGGACCGCCGCATGCAGCACCCAGCCCCATTCGTGCGATGGGCTGTAGAAGCAGATGCGCCGGTCGCCGAGCGGCTGGATATAGAGCTGCACGAACTCCCCGGAGATGTCGCGGGGATGGCGCGTGATGTAGCCGATGCGCCCCTCCTGCGGCAGGCTGCCGCCGGTTACCTTCGCCTCTCCTGTCGAATAGAGGCTCAACCTGTACTGGCCGAAGGTCACGCGCGCCATCTCCAGCCGGTCGCCGCTTGTGGCGAAGGCGCGCAGCTCAAGCCAGAGCGGCTGCCCCTCCAGGAATCGCCGGCGCGTGGAAATCTCGGCATTCGTGCCGCGGGAGAGCAGGAAGTAGTCGTAGGCGGCCCGGAACTCGATCTCCGCCCAGTCCGCATCCACCAGATCCCAGTCGCTCTTGCGCGGGCGCGCGAAGGCGCCCGTCGTGCTCGTGGCCCACGCAGAACTCATCTGGATGGGCCGGATCTGCAGGTGCCCGGTCAGGGGGCAGATCCACCAGTTGGGAGAGGGCCACTGCTCCCCTGCCGTCCCGCGCGCCCAGGAGAAATCGAAGCCGTCCCACATGGGCGGGTGCGCCGTGGTGCGCCCGGGAACATCGAGTTCGACTGTCAGCGTGCTTGCGATCGGCATATCAGCTCCCGCCAGCGGCTGGATGTGTTACCATGGAGTTGGAGAATATCGCCATGGCCTACACGCTTCACCGCTGCCGTTTCTGCGGGCAACCCTATTACGATGGCACCCGCCACCGGTGCCCGCCGCCGCCTCCGCCACCGCCCCCACCCCCATGGGTCCGGAAGCAGAGCGGGGATGAGACCTATCTTTTCGCCACCATCGCGCTGACCCTTGTCACGGTGGCCATTCTGATTGGACTGTCACTCGATCCGTCCGTGTCGCCGTGGGCCGGGATGCTCGTCCTGGCGGCCCTGTCCGGGTGCGGCCTGTCCGCAGTTATCGGCGGGGTCATCGGCGCAGTCCGCGGGCGGCTCTGGTACGGCGTCTTCTGGAGCCTGCTTTCCGGCCCCCTGGGGTGGCTGCTAGCCGCCTGTGCTCAGGATCCCCGGCCCCGGTGCCCATGGTGCCAGATGGTCATCCCGGACGGCGCGAGGGTGTGCGGCCACTGCGCCCGCCAGCTGCCTTAAGCCTGACCGGTCCTGCATCATGCCGGCAGGTAACCGAGCTGCCGCAGGATATCGTAGATCATCGGGCCGAAGCGCGCGGCCAGCGCCGCAGCGATCTCATCCGAGATGCCGGTGAAGTTCACCTGCACCACACGCTGCCGCCCCTGCAGCTCCGACAGCGACAGCGGCCGGGCCAGCCGGGGGCCGCCGCCGATGATCTCCAGTGCGGTCTCGGACCAGCTTTTCGTGTTCTTCTCGATGTCTTCAAGCAGCGCGTTCGCCCGCCGCTCCAGGTCGTTTGCCTGCTCCTGCATCCGGAGGGCGGTCGCACTCCCCTTCTCGATGGTGAGCAGGTCCTGCGCGGCCGCGCGCAGCTCCGCGGCGGCCTCGCGCAGCTCCTGCGCCGTCTCCTGCGCCGCTTCCTCCGGCGTCATGTGTGCGCGGCGCAAGGCCTCGGCGCGGGCGCGCGCCGCACGCCCCCGCTCCTGAATCCGCTCGGCCCGCTCCATCCGTGCGGCCCGGGCCTCCAGCTCCTCCGCGCGCCGCCGGAGGCTCTCGAAGTATTCCGGGGTGTTCGCGCCGGGGATGAACGGGTTGTAGACCGGATTTTTGAGATACTCCCGGATCCGCGCGGCTTCCTCGCGCAATGACTCCACGGCCGTTTGCTGCGCCCTGCGCTCGGCCTCCTCTTCGGTCTTGCGTGTCCAGGCCTCCACCGCCTGCGCCACCGCCATCCCGACCGCCACGGCGATCACGCCCGCCGTCCCGGCGCCGGCCAGGCCGACGCCCAGCCGGCCACCCAGCATGGCGCCGCCCATCTGCATGGCCGCCATGGCCATATTGAGCTGCGAGAGCTGCCTCATCGCCCGCGCACCCTCGCGGCTCATATCGCTCATGCCGGCCGTCAGGGCGTTCAATACCGGCAGCAGCCCGTACTGGGCGGCCCGCACCAGCCGGGTCTGCGCCCGCTCCAGCCGGATCTCCGCCGCCTCGCGCTGGCGGGCCATGCGGATATCCCGCTCCCGGCGCTTCTGCTCCTCCTCGCGGACGATCTCCCAGGCCTGATCGATCGGGATGCCCTCGCGGCGTGACGGGCGGTCCACGCTCCTGCGCAGCCGCTCCAGATAGGCATCCGCGCGCCGGCGGTACTCCGCCTCCGTCTCCACGGCACGCCGCCGGGGCCGCGTCGCGCGCTCCATGTCACGCTCCAGCCGCTCCAGCTCCGCGCGCGCCTGCGAGGCGTCCATGCGGGCGCGCATGCTGATCTCGATGCTGCGCGTGTTACCCTGCGGAGGCATCCGCGGCGATCTCCTCCAGTTGCAGCTCGTAGGCGGCGAGAAGCTCGAGCATCGCCCATTTCGGCAGCGGCGCAAATGCCGGATGCGTCCCGAGCCAACGCCCGCTCATCTCAACCAGGCGCCGGTCGAGCGGCACGGCCCAGTACTGCCGGCCGTCTCTGGTCACGGCCCGCCGGCGCCATCCGCTTTTAGGCGGTCCAGCTCCTCTACATCGAGGCCGTCGAGCCGGCAGATCGCGTCCACCACCGAGAACCAGAGGCTCGCGTCCTTCTCCGCGAGCTCCACCCAGCGCGCGAACTCCATCTTCGGCTCGGACACCCGGTGCTCCATCACGGTGCTCCAGAAGACCAGGGTCCGGTCCGGGCGCACCGTCCTGCCGCCGGGCAGCTCAAGGTCGTTTGCCGCGAAATAGCGCGTGCGGGCATCCGCCTCCGTTGAAATGGATGCGCGGACGCTGTAGCTCGTGGCCGGACGGATCCGGACGGAGTACTCCCGGCCCTGCCCACGGATCACGGCCTCGACCGGCTCATCCACATACTCAAGCGCATCCAGCGCTTCGGGTGTGAGAGGTTCAGCCATCAGGTGGTGCCCCAGGTCACGGCGCCCTGAATCTGCGCCTCAAGCATGAGCGTCGGCTGATCCGTCGCGTTGTAGCTCCAGCGCGTCACAAGGCATTTGCCGCTCATAGTCTTGCCGCCCGTCTTGCCGGTCGGCTTGAACGTGAAGTTGAACTCCCCGGCCTCCGCCACCAGGTTGAGCGCGTCCAGCGTGGCGACCTCCGGCAGGCAGGTGGCCGTGATGGTGCCGTACTTCCGGACGCCGAGCGGCCACTCGGCGGCGTCGTTGATGGCCGTGTTATCCACCGTGCGCATGCCGATCTCGACGGTGGCCTCGCGGACCACGGCGGCCAGCTGGTGGGTGCCGATCGTGAGAATCGCGAGCTCCCCTACGATCCTGTCTTTCGCTGCCATGTCAGCTCCTCGTAATGATCTGCGTAATCGTTATCTCGAAGCGCGCCAGATGCGCCGTCAGCATGTCATCGCCGCGGCGCACCAGCACGAAACCCGTCTCGCCCCCGTCCGCGCTCAGCAGGCTTGCCTCCCAGACCGCGCCGTCCAGGTTCGCCTCGTCGCGGAACTTCGCGAGGACCGCGTCCACAAGCGCCTCGAATCGCGGCTCACTCTCCCGCCCGGGATCGATGGACCAGGGCATCTTCAGCTCCAGCACGTACCTGCTGACCTGGATGGCCTCCGGGCCCTGAAAGTCATTGATGGCCCGGTCGGGCCAGCTCTCGGATACACTTGCGCGCCGGATGTTCCACCAGGGGCGCCCGGCGGCCCGCCGCGCATTCATCCAGGCGGGGGTCCGCCCCCACACATCCATCCAGTCGCCCGCGCCCGGGATTGACAGGACCATATCGCGGATCAGCGCCCGGATCTGGCTATCGCTTTTGAATGTGGGATCGCCGAAGGGCATCTCAGGCGCCTCCGGAGATCAGGCGCGCCAGCCGGTCTGCCGCCTCACGGAAAGCGCGCTCGATGAGGGGCTGCGCCAGTGAGAGGCTGCGCTGCGCGAACTCCTGCGCCCTTGTGCCCCGGCGGGCGATCGCGAACTGGATCCGGCGCGCCACCCCGTACGACTCCCCGGGCGGCACATGCAGCTTGCGCTCCACCCAGTGAATGAGCGGGCCGACCGGTGGCCAGTGCGGCCGGCTCCCGTATTCGACCACCGGGGCATAGCCGGCCTGCCACCAGACATAACCACTGACGTCCACCGGCTCCTGCGACTGCACGCTCACCTGCGCGCCGATTGTGTCGCGCAGGAAAGCCGTCGCCCCCACCGGGGTCTGCTCGAAGGCGACGGTCCGGAGCTGCTCGGTCGCCTTCGCCATGGCCTGCTCCACGATCCGCGCCGCCTGCGGTCCCATTCCGGCGCGAAGGCGCGCGAGAAGCCCGTTCAGTTGGTCGAGCGACCGCGCTTCAACCTCCATATGCAGCGCGTACGGCGCGCCGGTGTCGTGCCAGATCCTCACAGCTGCGGCCACCCCCAGTCCGCATGGCGCGCCGCGGGGGAGGGGACGGCGTTGCCCTGCGCGTCCGCACCTGCCCCCGCAATCGCAAGCCCCCGCCTGCGCAGGTGCGCGGAGAGCTCCCGCCAGACGTCGGCCTTCTCGCGGTAGTTCACGCTGTCGGCCGGGATCGCGGGCGCGCTGCTGCGGCCGAAGCGCGCGGCCACGGCCTGCGCCACAAGCGATGCCGCCAGATGCGCCGCAGCCTCTGCCAGGCTGTTTGGAATCGAAGCCTGGGTCCAGGGCAGGGTGAAGGTCAGCACGGCGCGATCGCCGGGCGCATAGGGCCTGCCAAGGATCCGCCACCCGTCCGGCCCGGTAAGCAGGCTCGAGGCGGCAAGCATCCGCGGCCTGCGGCTGCCTGGAGGAAACTCGACGCTCAGGATAGTGCTGATCCCGGCATCCCAGCCGGGCGGATAGGGCTGGTCCGGCCCCGCCCCCAGCTCCAGCTCTGCCTGGGCCACCCGCGGCCGCAGGCGCGAGATCTCAAGCAGCGCCCCGGCCACGCTCGCCGCGTACACCTCGGCGCTTGCCAGGCGCTCCGCCTCCTCCCCGGCCTCATCAGAGAGGATCTGGCGCGCCCTGAGAGCGATGTCCATCTCAGTCTCGCCGCAACCAGATCAGCACTGACCCGGTCCCGTACACCTCCACGTACAGCCCGTTTTGCAGGCGCCCGCCCCCGGGCGGGAACATTTCAAGGAATTGGCCGGAGTTGAACTGCGCAATTTCTTTGCGCGATACCAGCTGCCCGCCCGGTCCGGTCCCGTCCCGGATGAGAACTTCCAGAATCGAGTCCACGTCAAACCCGACCAGGCCGGCCACCACGCAGGGGCCGGTGTGCACCGTCCCGCTGGCGGTGACAACCGTGTAGTCCCAGCTTGCGTCCAGCCGGCCCTGGGAGTCGGCCCGCAGAGCCGCGGGCGTCCCGCCGGGCGTCTCGGCAAATGTCAGGCTCATGTCTTGCTCCTCTTCACTCCAATCCCGGCGGCACCGCCAGCAGGCTGCACCGGCAGTTCACCGCCTCCTCCGGCGGCAGGGCCGGATCCACCGGGTGCTGGCAGGGGTGACCGCCCACGTAAAATGGCTCGTTCACCGGCACCGGCGGCTGCAGCCCGGCCTCCACGTGCGTCGGCCGCACGCGGTCGTCCCCGGCCGTGCCCCAGCGCTTTTTCCACACTTCTCCCCGCGGTGCCTCCCGCTGATACTGCGCCACCCGCAGCCAGGCCGCGCGGTTGGCCACCCGGTTCGTCTCCGTCCGCACGATCGCCTCTGCGCGGTGGAATTTCGACGCAAATGTCAGCTTGTGGAAGTCTCCGCTTGCCACCTCGCGCATGGTCTCGTAGAGGCTGCGGCCGGTGATGAAGCCCGCGCGGATGGTGTTCCGGATGCCCGTGCGGATCGGCTCTACGATATCGCGCTTCACCAGATCCAGGGTAAAGTCCGCCCACAGGTCCAGGTACAGCTCCCCGGGAAGCTCCCGGCGCATCACCGGGATGTCCCGGGCGTACCGGTCCACGGCGCGGTCCACGCGTTCAAGGCCGGAGCGCGCGGCATCATCCAGCATGGAGCCCACGGAGTCCTGCAGGCGCCGCTGCACCTGCTCCAGTGCCGCGTCGATCCGGCGCAGAACGCTCTCCAGGCGCCCCCGCGTCCACTCGCCCCGCGCGGCCAGAAGCTCCCGCAGCGCAAGCGACCGGGCCTCGTCCAGCTCGCGGCGCAGCGCCTCCAGATGGCGCGCGCTCAGGCGCTCCATCTCGCGCTCGGCGCGGGAAAGCTCTCTTTCCCACCACGGGCTGCCGCGCACGCCTTCTGCCCTCCGGGCTATGCAGGCGCATCCGGGAGCACCCGGATGCGCCTCACTTCCGCTTCCTGCCGGCGCCCTGCGTCGCGGGCGCGGCCCGGTCCTCCTGACTCACCGCCCCTTCCGGATCCTCCGCCCGCGGCTGCTCGAGCACCGCCGCATAATGCCAGTCATCATCCCCGGTCTCCCGGATCTCCACCAGGTCCAGCCCGTCGGCCTGGTGCAGCTCGATCCACTGCTCCAGCGCCTGGCGGTTCCCGGCCCGGATTACGCGCCGCTCAGACATAGCGGAACCGGACATGGCCGCCCGCGTTCGTCCACGTGCCGCCGGTGCCCACCCGCTCGGCCTCGATGATCAGCTTGTCGCCGGGCTGCATCGTGGTACCCGGGCCGCTGCAGGGGATCAGCAGGCTGTTGTCCTTGCCGATGTTCACTCCTGATGTGAACTGCACCTGGCCGATCAGGGTGTTCCCGGCGCCGTTTGCGCCGCCGTTGCGGATGTTGAGGTTGATGCGGTTTGTGTTATCGCCCGTGACAGCCGCCCCGGCGATCACGGAGACGCTTTCGACCACCACATCCGCCGGCGCCACCCACACGGCCGCCCGGTCACTTGCGCTCGTCGCATTCAGCGTCCGCACGAAGATGGGGGCCACGTGGCTGCCCGGCGTGTAGCCGATGTGGCCAACCGTGTTCTTGCTCATGGTTTCCTCCTGTTGTTTTCAGTTCTCACCGGCCTGGAAAGGCTGGTGCAGCCCGTTACACCACGCTGCGATCCCAGGAGAGCGGCTCCTCGACGGCGATGCCGTAGATGAACCGCACCTTGTACGTCAGCGCGTCCGCCTCGAACTCCTCTTTGGTGAACAGCTCCGGCTGCTGGCGCCCCTGGTAGAAGCCCACCTCGAGCGTCGGCGCTGACGCGGGATCCGCGCACAGATACCAGTCGTTCGGGTCCGTCCAGAACGGGACCACCAGCACCTGATAGGCGTTGCGGTGCCAGTTCGGCTCCGTTGCGTTGAAGTTCGTGGTCTGGACCAGCACCTGGCTGGTGGTCAGCCGCCATGCCGTCTCCTCCAGGTCCGGCGGCACGATCAGAAGTCTCGGGATGATCGTGCCGGCATCCATCCTCTGGCCGCCGATGGTGTTACCGAAGGTCGCGCGTTTGAGCATATTCACCCGGCGCGCGCTCAGGGTGGCGCTGGAGAGCGGCGCGCTGCCCTGGTTGCCGCTTCCGCTCGTGGAGCCGTCCCCGCCCCGGAGCGTGCTCGAAGGATGGAACAGGGTCACGTTGTCACCCATCACCGGGTTGGAGGTCAGGACCCCGAACACGTCCCGGTTCAGGGTCTGGCGCGCCGCACGGCCCATGGCCACCGGGATATTCCGGATGGCCCGCAGGTCGTCGTTTGCAATGGTCTCGAGCGTGATCGTGAAGAGCCCGCCCCGCTTGCCGAGCGTGTAGCTCTCGCCACCGTCCACGGGGTTCGCGAGCGGGTGATAGGTGCCGTTCTCGGGCACCACCGGCAGCACGCCGAAGCCGCCGTATTTCACCAGGTACTGCGGCCGGAAGTCGGTCACACTGCTGATGGTGCTCGCGATCTGGCGCCACTCCTGGTCGGCGTCCGGCCGGCTGAACTCGGCGATGAGCCGTTTGTGCATCCGGTCCGCAAACACCGCCGCCCAGGTGGTCGTGAGGAGCGCCTCAACGCTGCGCTCGCTGTCGTATCCGCCGCCGTGCGTATCCCTCAGGATCTCAATCGGCGGGGTCAGCCAGTCCTTGCCGGTCCAGCGGCAATAGGCCTCCCTGAAGCTGCGGAACGGCGGCACGCCGTCCACCGGCTGCCCGGCCAGCATCCCGTCGATCGCCGCGATCATGCGGTCGCGGGAATCTTTGGTCACCTGCACGCCCAGGCCGGTCACGCGCGCGCTCTGT